TGTTCATGTCTGTGTCAGAGTGATGTAATGGAAAGTAAGCTGTGTCTTTTTCTGTAGCAACAGCAATACCGCAGACAAAACCATCATTACGTATTGCACCAGACCCTTTTGTTTTTAAATTAGGGTCGTAAGTTTCTATATCTATTGCAACTGTGTCAATATCTTTGAGGTTTAAATCCTCTGGTGTATTACACATTATAATCTCTCTCCAATATCATTTCTAAATAATGTATAGCTTTTCTTATATCTTGCTCTTTCCCTTTCACAGAATGTCTACAAATGTATTTTATAGCATTTCCCTCAGCAAACAAGAGTTTATTTTCATTAATAAATTCTGCTGGCTGTATCTTCATGTTGCGATAGTGTTTTCCTCCTACCTGCTCATCCAATGAATTATATGTTGTGCTTTTAAATATTTCTTTGTTTGTCATTTTTCTCCTAACGTATAGGGTCCTCTTGATGCTATGGTCCAACAGTCAACCCTGCCTCTACTGTAAGCCACATACTTTAATCTTAATTGTGTAAAGTATTCTTCTACTCTAGTTCTTGTTAAATCTACTACAACGTTATCAAATGTTAATCCTTTTACCGTATGTATGTTTGCATATTTAACTCTAACATCTCCTTCTGTATCAAATCCCTTCTTTAGAATCATTCTAATGTATAATATTCTGTCTTGATCTGTTTGAGTTCTAGTAGATGCAAAGTCATCGTACTGCACGGAATCTGCTTTTAAATATTTTTTATCTATCAATTCATCAATTGTATAATCTTTGTTTATCCAACCATCAAAACATTTTGGATCACCTTTACCGTGCATAATTACTTTACTGCCCATGTAATCCCAAAAATCTTTTATCTGTTTTAAACTCATTGGTTTACCTTTAATAAAGTCTGGCCAATATTTATGACACCTAATTTCTTTTTTTGATACGTGAGCTGAGTTACCCACGTGCGCAAACTCTATGCCATGTTGTTTAAAGAACTTTCTCATCTCTAAATCTGAAGGATGACCTCTGTATGTAAATAAAAATGTTTCGTTTGTGTTGTGTATTTTATCTAATAGTTTTTCTAAATTACTTGATGGTGTTCTTAACGTGGGTAAATAATAATGACTGCCAATTATACCTTCTGCAGGTTTCCATATTCTTTGATAGCCATAGTGATCCCATATTGGTTTTATAATAGTCTTACATAATTCATTAATTGTTTTACCACACCTGTGTCCTTGCTCTAGTTCCTCTGCTTCTTTGGATAACTTGTGATAATAATCTGCATCAGATCCTGCAAACTCAAATATAGTTTGATCAGCGTCACCAACAAAATAATACTCTTTTGCATTTGTTGCCATTTTATCTAAAGCTTTTCTTTGTGGTATGTTACTATCTTGTGCTTCATCAACTATTAATGCGTCTATGTCAGGGTTTACTGCCTTGTCTGTAAACTCTTGTATCATGTCTGCATAATCACAAACTTGATTTTCTTTTTTATATCTATCGTAAACTTCTTTCATTTCTATTATAGTATTGACATCATATGGTTTATAAGATTGCTTGTCACAATCTCTCCAATGTTCTGTTAATGACTTGCCTCTACCATAAGCATCTTCTAAATACCTGTAAAACTTATGTTTATCAGCGTTGAATTGAGATTCAGAAACACTTTGTCTTTTAAACAAACTACTTATCACAGATAAATTAATGTGGTCTTTGTAACTTATAACTTCTTTTTTTGGTAATTTGTTTTTACAATAAGAATGTATTGTGCATATTTTATATTTTAAAGATTTTTTTGTAAGTCCTTTTTCTTTTACTTTTGGTAATTTTAATATTGCATCTCTTATTTCATCCGCTGCAACATTAGTATGAGACAACACTATAATTCTTTCGTGACTAAAATCGTTTAACAGTTCTAAATATTTAGACGTTATAAACTTAGATGTTTTACCTGTGCCTGGTGGTCCTGATATAAATTTAGGCTGTCTCATCTGTTATCTCCTTGTACTCACCATCAATAATTAAATCTTCTTTTTCCATTTTTTGATCTTCTATCTTCCAAGATACACAAGATTTGTTTTCAAATTTACCGTGAACTTTTTTAGCTTTTAATATTCTTTGTATTTTAATTACTAAATCTACTCTATCTAAATTAATTTTTTGTGAGTTAAGATAGTCCTCAAACTTATCTAAATTAAATTCTAATGTGTTTCTGTTTTGATTAAAATATGGCATACCATAATGTGCTAATTCTTTTTTGTTAGTGTATGCTTTTACTTGTGTAATATAGTTTTTAAAATGTTTTATAAATCTAGTATCTTCTCGTGCTTCTTCAACATAGTCTTTTGATTTACTTCTTGCCTCAAACTTTCTAATCATTATCTCCTCAAAGTCTGCCGCTTTCATCTCTGGAATCCAAACACCTGCTTTACTAATTACTGCATCATAAAAAGCTTTTTTATTCCTAAGTGTTGGACCATCTACAACTATTGTTTTTTCTACTGGTTCTCCTTGCACAACTGCATTTACTTTTACAAAATATCTATCACTGCCATACTCTTCTATCTCGCCTATCGATTGTTTTGCTTCTTCACTTGTTGCTTCTTTAATACCAATCCAACTAAACAATGTTGCAATTGTTTTAGGAGAACAACCTATTATTTCAGCTAATTTAGGCATACCATAATTTCTTTGAGTTTTTTTAGATGTGGTTCCCTTTTTACTTCTTTTATCTGCTTCATCATCATTTGATGCTGATGCTATTTCATATACAAATTTATCTATGTCTTTTTCAATCCAGTCTGTGTGTTTTAATAATACTCCTGCTATCGCTGTGCAGTAAGCATCTCTTTGCCCTGCGCTCGCATACGTAATACATAGTGCAGTTGATAATGCAATCTTACCAATGTCATTTACTAAATCTCCTGCATACTCTGTTATGCCATTGTATCTTTCCCACTTAACTAATTCTTGTGCTTTACTATGTTTAGATTCTGGAACTATTGTGTATCTTTTTGATTCATGTCTTATTTCACATATGGTTGCACCATGTGGAAAATCTTTAAAATATTTTTCTAAGTCTTTTGGTAAAACAAATTGTTTAAATTCTGCTTTACCTGCCCACCAGTAATGACTTACTGGATTACCTTTTCTACCCGACACTGCATCACATGCTTTTAAATAACTTGGTATAAATCTTTTTGCTAAGTCGTTGTCTACATCAAGATCTATGTCTTGATCTAATCTTAATGCTATCTCGCAGTGTTTGTAATTTGTTTTCCATTCTTCTTTCGTTATTTTAAAATTTGGGTCAGTATAGTTTGGAACTATTGGTGTCCCTTTTAAACAAGGTATTATTACCCTGCCAAGGTCTAGCCAATCTTCATACGTTATAGGTGGTTTGTTTATCTCAGCCATACAATAAAAGTGGGCGCTTCCACTCTCGCATCCACGCCCACTACCTAGGATATTATAAATCTATTGAAGTTTTCTTTACTTCTTGATTTTCATGTTTGGCCTCTACCTCACCTTTACCTACGCTTACAGCAAAAGTTTTTGCCATGTCGTAAATATTTTTATCAGATACGGGACCAACCTTTGTTACATCCCAACCAAACCATGTTCCTTTGTCGTTAGACATTTGAACAGTTTTTAGATTGTAAATGTGGCTGTATGTTGGCGGAGTAAAAAGTCCATTCTTACCCTGCATTTTAATACCCATCATCATTGAGTTCCACTTTCTGCTCACTTTTAATTGAGTGCCCTTCATGGAAATCAAAGCTGTTTGTGGCGTCTTACCCAAAGCCAACACAAAGTGTTGTGCAGTGTTATCAAGATAATTACCATTTGGTAATCTATCTTTGTAAGATTTATCTCTAGTCGTTTGACTAATGATATCACTGTCTGCTTCGTGGATTGCAACAGGTGCACCAGTGCTAGTGCCTCTGTCTTGCCATTCAATGTATTGTCTTTTGTAGTGACAAGGCACAATCTGTATCTCATCAAACAATTCATTGGTAACAGTGTTTATGATTTTGCCGGGTTCTGCGCCCTCGACATATTTAGCATCTCTCTTGTTAACTTCCGGAGATAGCTGTCCCAAAACTTTTAAGAAAGGTAACGCAAGATCTTCCTGCGATATGTTTTGAGCACCTTGATTTGCATCAGCTTCAAATAGATTAGTTGCTAATGCTCCTTCTTTTTTTGTTGCTACTTGGTTCATGTTTATTTGCTCCTTTTT